GAAACCAACAATCCAATCTCCAATTCTTGGAGCAGAGAAATTTTTAGAATTATTAATTGGTTGCATTGGGTGAGCCCAAGGTAAATCTTTTGTAGGAACTAAAGTCTTTTTTTCAGAGTGCCATCCAAATATTCTTACACGGCACCGGCCAATGGCTAAAGGATCAAGTCGATCCTCAACCACACCAACCCACCATATAAAACCGTTTGCTCCAGCAAAATTCACTTTTTCCATTTTTATCCTTGTGTTACTAAAGGACGATTGCTTGAATCACTAGCAACTTCAAGTAAAGTTTCATGTCTATCATATCTAATTATGTGTCTTGCGGCCACAATTAAGTATTTACCCTCTAAAGTTTTATCCATAGCTTCAGATGGGTTATCATAAACTCCTCGTTTTGGATATTTAAGATAAACATTAAATCCTGATGAAAGAGAAAAATTACCAGGCAAAGTTATTTGTAACCTGGTTGCAATTAGATTTGATAACAAAGCAGCTCTTTGAAACACATAATTATCCGTATCATCTATAACGGTTGCATTTCGATTGTAATTTTTTTTAACATATGAACTATTTACTCTTGTTGACATGAATGGATACAAATTAATTTTAGAATCCGTCATCTCATCAACATTTAAATTTTGTCTATTTTTTGCAGCTGGAACATTAGGATATTTGTTTAAGTGTTTTCCTTTTGAATAAACATTATTAAAAGGAATTGAATTTATGCTTAAATTTCTAGTTAAAACATCAAAACCAATAAATTTTCCAGAATATGCTCCATCTAATATATTTTGTGCTATATTAAATTGAGATATTATTCTTACATCTCTTGCACCAAAAAATTCATCGTTTTCTACTGAAGTGCCTGTGTTTTTTGGATTAAAATTAATTTTTGCAATTTCTTTATTTGAAAAAATTGTATCTAAAGAAGTAAAATTATAAGCATATTTGTTTTGAAAAAATATAAAATTTGGTAAATTTTTACTGTTTAAAGAACGAGTAGCTAACCAATTAAGAGAATCAAAAGGTGATAATAGAGGAATAATAAAATCGTGAAGGCCTTGAGATTCTTCAACAAAAATTGGAGTTTTAACTTTTAAATAATTTTTTAATATTTTTTTAGCTGCAGAACTATATGAACCGGTAAAGAATTGATTAATTTTTTGTTGCAAGGAATATATAAATTCTTCAGAAACAAAATGTAAAATATAACTTTCTGAAGTTTGGTTTTCATTTTTTCTATCTGTTTGTTTATAAATTTTAAATACTTTTTTCATATTAATTGAAGCTAAATTTTCATCACTTTTAGAAATATCAATACTGATACTCTCACTACCGTCAAAATATAATTTTTGAGAAAGGCCTATAGCATCACGAATAACAATATTGCCTGACATACAAGGCATTAACATTGTATCAAAAATGTTTAATTCCTCAAATGCTCCGCCTATATCAATTTTACCAAACTTTGATATAATTGATAACTCTTTTATTTTAAATTGTGTGGTTTGATTTATTTCAACGGACATTATGTATTAAAAATAATTTTAAATTCTTCTTCAATGGATGAAACAAATTCTGGCTTTAACAATTTAATGGTTCTCTTAGATTCATTTTCTTCAACCTCATAATCATAATATGATTTGTTTTCTTTAGATACTTTAATTGTAATTGAATTACCATCATCCAAAGTTAAATTTGTTGTTGTTGCTGCCACATTAGCATATGTATTTGCATCAATTTGTAATTTTGATTGCAGTTCAGCTTCAGTTGAATTTGAGGTGCGTGTTTCTACTTTATAATATGAATGTATATTTGATTGAGCCCAAGCTATTCCAGATTGGCCTGAATTGGCATTTGCAGTATATTTTTCATCAATAAAAGAAATGATTGTTCTTTGGTCAAGAGGCCAATCAAATTGTGGATCCACAATATCATTTATCATTAAAACTGCCCAATGGCGTTCTGGAGATCCATAAAACTTATTTGCAATTATTTCTGGAGTATCACTATCTTGCACATCATATTCATAATAAACAGCAGAATTATTTTTAAAAGATTGCTCAAATCCAAAACGAGATGTTATATTTGTAACAGCATCAACATCGTTTGAATTTTCATTTAACTTATAAAAAGTTTTTGGAAAGTAATTAAAATATTTTGACATTTTTTTATATTATAATGGGTTATTTGCATCTCTTGTTCTTATATTATTTAATTCTCTCTCTCTTTCAAAATCTTTGCTTCCAGAGTAAGCTATTCCAGCTGGCCTTCTTAATAAATTACTATTTTTATAAACCATTTCGGTTTCCATAAATGTCAATTGCATAATAATTGAAACTGGCATACCAGTTCTTCCAATTTGAGCACTAGTTTCATTAGGAATTTCATAAGTAGAAAAACCATTTGGAGCATAATTTACATTAACATTTGATAATACACAAGTAGATACTGGTGGTATATTTGGATTAATTTTTCCGTTATAATAAAAACTAATATCAAATTCAGCAGGAGGAATTAAAAAGAAACCTCCGCTTCCTTCTTTAATTTCAGGAGCTTGAAAAAATCTAATACTATCAATAATATCTTGAACTTCTTTTGCTTCTTTTTCATCTCTTGGATTAAACTGAAAATCGAATTGAAAATTACGAGGCGTTGGAGAACTATAAAGTATCTCCATCATTGGATTAACAACTGTGCCTGTAGCAGCGGCAAAAATTGTTTTGCCAAGTGCGGATTGATTTAAAGCAGCACTAGCAAAAAATGGTGCTAAATTTTTTCCGTAAAGATAAGACAAATCTTGACTATTGGCTTGCGGATTATTCTTTTTTGTATCCATTAATGATCCAGCGGCGGACATCATGCCAGAAACAATACCTCCACCAATGTTGAGTTGGTCATAATTTTGACTTTGTGAAAACATTAATGTATCAGGCATATACAAAACAATTGTGTTTTTAATTCTACGAATTGTTCTTGTAAACCCAATAGGATCAATATCTTTTATATATTGTGTTAATTCATTACCAACTCCACTTGCAAGACCAGCTAAAACTTCTCCTGCTTTACCTGTGCTGGAAAGACCACCTAAAAGAGAATTGACACTAGTTTGAAATTTTTCTTGCACAACTTTACCAGCATCAGTTGATAAAGCTGTATCCAAAAGAGTTTTTATTCCACCTATATTTGGTTGTAAAGCTGGATTACCGGTGCGATTTTGAATAACAAATGGTTTTTCTGAAGCTTCAGTACCAGAAAACTGAGTTTTCTTTTGTTCATTTATATTAATAACCATGTAGTGTGCTTTATCACTACTTCCAACATCACTAGGAAAACGAAGTGTTGATGACGCATACTCCGAATTTTCAGTCAAAGAAGCAAGGGGTCCTTTTGCTGAACCTGGAGCCTTAAAACTAATGTCGGTAAGATTGAAAAGTGCCATTTAGTATCCTATGGAGATTTACTACATATTTATATGACATTTGGCAAAACTTATAAAGGATGGTTCAATCCAAGGCATCCCACCAAATATAAAGGTGATGCGGATAACATCGTCTATCGGTCAACATGGGAACGCAGGGTAATGAAATGGTTGGATGAACATCCGAATGTTCTCTGGTGGTCGTCAGAAGAATTGGCAGTACCATACAAGTCTCCAATCGACAATAAAATGCACCGCTACTTTCCAGATTTTATCGCCAAAATGAGGTTGAAAGACGGCAAGGTAATGACTTATATTATTGAGGTAAAGCCAATGGCACAGACAAAGATGCCTACTCAGAAAAGGAAAACCAAAAGGTTTCTACAAGAGATGGCAACCTATGCGGTCAATCAGGAGAAATGGAGAGCTGCGGATATATTCTGTCAGGAACATGGGTGGAAGTTCCTTGTGGTAACGGAACATGAACTTGGATTACTATAACCTTATCTTTAAAACGGAACACCGATACTTATAAGGTTTTGCTGCTAAAAAGAAGGTAATAATGGACTTTATTTTTGAGTATAAATAGAGTATGGCTTATTTACTAGAAAGAATCACTCAGCAGCTATCGGAAGAAGGTTTAGAACCAAGAACCAATGCAGCTAGAGAGTGGTTAAAAGCTAAGGTAAAGAATTTATCACCTCAGCGCACGGCGTTAATGAAAGACCGTGATAAGATAAAAAATAGGTCGATGTTGGGTTGTATGTATTTTTACTTTTACGACCCTAAGTTAAAGGATTCGTTGCCATATTACGATAGGTTCCCATTGGTTATACCAATTGAACGATACTCAGACGGTTTCTTAGGACTGAACTTGCATTATATCAGCCCAAAGCAACGGATTATCCTTTTAGACAAATTGAGTGTATTTTTAAATAATGATGACTACGATGAAACCACAAAGTTTCGTTTGAGGTATCACACACTTAAAAATGCCTCCAGAATTTTTGAAGGTACTCCTTGTATCAAGAGGTACCTCTACAAACACGTTGACAGTAGGTTCTTAGAAATACCTGCTGAAGAATGGGATATTGCTGCCTTAATTCCATATGAATATTTTATAGGCGCAACAAAAAATAAAGTTTACGCAGATTCTAGGAAAAAATTCTAATGTCTTTTTCACCACAATTATTTTTAACTAACATTAAAGCACACGATGGCCCGGCAAAACCTTCTAGGTTTGAGGTGATTCTTCCTATTCCAAGTTATATCAATTCATTTGTAGGTAATTCAGTTCTTGAACAATTGATTAATTTACCAAATAATATTGTATCATCTGTAACTGATATCTTTTCAGCACCTCAGGATCCAGCAACAAGAACAACCAATGCTTCTTTATCTCGTTACTTAGCTTTACAATGTGAAACTGCTGAGTTGCCCGGTCGAACATTATTAACACAAGATGTTAAGATTTATGGTCCCACATTTAAAGTGCCATATCAATCACAATACAATGATATTAATTTAGGATTTATTTGCACAAATGATTTCTATGAGAGAAAATTGTTTGACCGTTGGATAGAAGCAATTCACCCATCAGATACAAACAATATGAGATTTCCAAAAGGAAACTCAACTCGTTATATGTGCAATATCACAATTATTCAATATGATGATTTTATTAAAAAGATTTACTCAGTAGAATTGGTTGATGCTTTTCCAATTGGTGTGGCTGCACAACCATTAAATTGGTCAGAAGATAACTTTCATCGGTTATCGGTGCAATTTGCATATCAGCGATATAAAGTTATATACGAAGGTAGTTACGATTTGGCTGCAGCCGCTAGTGCTTTGTTTGGTGTTAAAGCTGCGCCTTTTTTTGATAGAGCAGGAAATTCTATTAACAATACAATAGGAAAAACGCTTGCGAAGATTTTTTAATTGATGAGGATTTAATATGTTACCTAAAATTGATGTGCCCATTTATAATGTAAAGTTATTGTCCACCGGCAAAAGCTTGCGATTTAGACCATTTACAGTAAAAGAAGAAAAACTCTTTTTGATGGCTAATGAAGGTGAAGATTTAACTACGATTGTTGATACAATTAAACAGATTCTTAATAATTGTATTTTAGATGAGTTTCAAGCAGATTCTTTACCTTTATTTGACATTGAACATTTATTTTTAAATATTCGTGCAAGGTCAATAGGAGAAGTGGTGAATCTAAAATATAAATGCAATAATGATGTTTTGGATGAAGAAACTAAAGAAGAAAAAAAATGTAATAATGTTGTTCAAATTGATTTAAATGTTTTAGATATTCATCCAGAAAAACAAGAAGGACATACAAATAAAATTCAAATTACTGAAAAACTTGGTATTGTAATGAAATATCCAAATTTTGAAACTCTTAAAAAATTTAAAGATGTATCAGAAGCGGATTCAATTATTAAAATGACAGTAAATTGTATTGATTATGTGTATGATGCCGATAAAATTTATTATGCAAAAGATTCTCAAGAGGAAGATTTAATTGAATTTATAGAATCCATGCAGAGTAAAGATTTGGAAAAAATTAAAAATTTCTTTGACACGATGCCAAAGATAAGAAAAGATGTAGATTTTAAATGCAATAAATGTGGCCACGAAGAAAAAATTGAAGTAGAAGGAATTCAAAATTTTTTCGTATAAGTTTTGGTTATGAAAACCTAACGAACTATTACCAAACAAACTTTGCTTTAATGCAACATCACAAGTATAGTTTGACCGAATTGGAAAATATGTTACCTTGGGAAAGAGATATCTATGTGAATATGCTAATGAGATATCTGGAAGAAGAAAACGAAAAGATTAAACAAATGCAAAGGCGTTAAAAATGGCAAGTAGGTTAACTGATATATTACAACAAGAATATAAAACCAGAGGTTTGATTGGTGGAACAGCATCAGCTTTTGGTAAATCTAGCCGAGAAAAAATGGACATTAGAAATGTTCTGTTTGGTGGATCCGGTTTAGGTTCAATTGTTGGTCGTAAAGTTTTTGGCAAAGGATATTCAGCAATTGACCGTTCCAATAAATCTTCAGAAATGTCATCTGCCATTTCCGGTTCTTCAAGTGTTCTACAAGAAATTAGTATTAATAGTAGAATAACTGCAAAAAATTCTATGGCTTTGCCTGCAATGGCAAGCCAAATGAATATTATGCAAAAGAATATTGCTAAGTTAGTAAAATTGCAAGGTGGAACTCCATCTACAAAAGCTCAAAGTTATTTTTCTAGTGCAAAATTTAGAGAAAATGCTTATGAAGCAACATTTAATAAAAATGCTAAAGGCACAACACCAACTATGGTGAGTAAAGAAAAAGGAAGTGAATTAACTGGAATATTAGGTTTAGTTTCTTCTTTATTTGTTGGATTGGCTTCAAAATTAGGAAGTTTTGGTTCAATTATTGCTGGATTAGTTGGAACATTTGCTGTTCTTGGAACAGTATTAATGGGAACAGTTAAATTGATTATGGGCATTATTAGTATGTTGCCTGGTGGAAAATTATTAGTGAAAGGTTTAAAACTTGGCGCTTTAGCTACAGGAGGACTTTTTGCTGCTAATGCTTTAAGTAAAGGAAATGACGGTACTGATATTTCAGGTCAATCTAATCAAAGAGGTTTTCTTGACAGAGCAGGACAAGCTGCGGGAGGAATTGGAGGAGCTGCTCTTGCTTATGGAGGTTTAAAAGCTGGATCAGCACTAGGAAACAGAGCGCCACAATATGAAATGCGACAATCGACCATTGCTGAAAAAGGTGGCAAAATGGTTAAAGCTGGAGATGTTGGCAGCAAATCTATGGGTGAAAAATTAGAAAAATTAAGAAAATTTGCTGTAAAGATAACATCAAAAAAACAAAACACTTTATTTTTTAAACTTCTTGGTGAAAAAGTTGGTAAAGCAATTGCATTTAAAGCTGTAACAATGTTTGCTAGTTTTGCAGCTGCACCATTTACTGCTGGATTTTCCCTTTTAATTACAATTGCAAGTGCTATATTATTGGGTTATGAGATTATTCAGATTTATGACGCTATATTTGGCAAAGATGGAATTGAAACAGCTTTAGATGCAATGGATAAAGCAAAAAAAACTTCCGATTCAGCAACAGCACCAGAAGCCATGTCATTTGAAGATGCTTTAATAGGTGCATTTGCTGAAGCTTTAGGACTCAATCAACCTACACCAACATCACCAACACCAGCTTCAGAAGTTTCAAATTTACCAAAAGCAGGCACAGCAGAAGCAGTAAAACAACAATCATTTTTAGGTGGCCAACAACAAACATATGCTAGTTTAGGTGGCGGAGAGTTTGGTGCAGATATGCTTGCTGCTACAGGTGTTAACGCTGACCAAGTTGATAACACCTCTCCCACTCGTGTTGGTGGTGGAGATATGGCAACGCTAATTAGAAATAAATTTAAAGCCGCAGGATTTACTGATGCACAGGCTGAAGGAGCAGTTGCAAATGCTATGGCAGAATCAAGACTTGATCCTAATGCTCATAACACTAAAGGTGAAGATAGTGTTGGCCTTTTCCAAATGAATAGAAAAGGTGGTTTAGGTAAAGGTTATTCGGTTGAACAGTTAAAAGATCCAAATTTTAATATTGATTTAGCTATAGAAGCTGCTAAAAAATCAAAAAGATTTAAAGAGGCAAAAACAGCAGAAGAAGCAACAAAAGCATTTATGATAGATGTTGAAAGACCTAAAGACCAAAGTGCTTCTGCTCAAGCAAAAAGAGTGGCTTTTTTAAATAAAACTGGAGAAAAAATTGGAGAAGCATCATCAGCTGCAGCTGCTGCCAATAGAACTCCTTCTCCATCTTCTGGTGGCAATCAAACAACAAATATTATTGGTGGCGGAAGTGGAAAACAATCAGTTGTATCATCATCAGCTGCTAGTCCATATGATACTGAATTAGCTAGACTTTTAACTCAAGGAATGTCAGCATAAAAAAACCCCGCCGAAGCGGGGTTGACTTGCATGGGATTTTGTATTACTTTGTTTCAGCAAGTGATTTGAAGTAATCCAAATCTTCATCTTCAACACCAGACTTTAAGACAACTTCATCGTCTTTGAAAGGACTGATATCAGCAGATTCAGCTTTGGTTCTTATCGCTTCACCATCAAAGCCTAGAACTTTATCCAAACGAGCTTTTAATTGCTCATAAGGTTTGAACTGCGACTTCTGAGTAAACTCTTTAAGAGAAAACTCTTTCTTCCACAATTCTTCTAGTTTAGCATCATCACCTTCAAATAATGGAGATGAATCAGCAAACTCCGATTTATCATAATTACGATAACCTTCAACATTACGAATCTTCAATTTGAAATTAGCACCTTCCCACATATCAAATGGGTTAACTGGTGTTTCATCAGCGAATTCAGGATTCATCGCCTCTGTAATCTTATCAAAGATTTTCTTGCCAAACTTAAACAGTTTGATTTGACCTTCATTATCAGGATTACTTGGGTCAGACACAACTAGAATGTTAGCAACATAAGACAACTTGCGTTTTTGTTTGCGAGCAATCTCTTTGTTAGCTTCAATTCCAGAATTCCATAATGTATTATTGTGTTCACAAACAGGACATTTATCATTCAGAGTGGTCAAGCAGTTATCAATAAACCAACCGCCAGGTCCCTGAAATCCATGACTGAATGTGCGAACCCACGGTAAGGCGTCATCACCGTCAACTGCTGGTGCTGGCAGAAAGCGAATAACCGCCATGCCGTTACCAGATTTATCTACTGATGGTTGCCAAAAGCGAGTATCGTCTTTTGAACCGGATTCTGTTGAACCGGATTGAGTAGCTTCAATCGCCTTAGTAAGTTTATCCAACGAACTACGATTGCGCTTTAGGTTTGCAAATGAACTCATATGTA